CCATTCCATTTTCAAGATCAATATTTGTATTATCGCTTAACTTACCAGCAGTGACTTTTGCTCTCTCTATCAGTTCTCCATTAGTAAAGTGGAAACCACCACCAGAAGTTATACGAAGTCTTTCTGTTGTTGATGATCCTCCGTCAGCTGTTGTGTGGAATGATAATCTTCCTGGATAATCGCTAGATCCAGTGCTTCCATCACATTCGCCATGAATTTCTGCGAAAGTGTTTCCAGTTCTATCTGCAAAATGAATAACACCAAGATCTTCTCCTTCGGTGATATCTCCAAATACTTCATCTCTTCGCAAAGAAAATAACGCTGAGTTATTTGCTGAGTAACTATTTCCAAGAACTTGTAATTTTGAATACTGAGGTCCCGATGCGGTGGCGCTTTCACCACCAGCAGTTGTTCGACCACTTGAATCTACACGAACTCTCTCACTACCACCAGTTTCTACTGTAAATGTATCAGACTGTGGGAATCTGATCGCGGTATTACTATCACCAGTATGGAAAATCGAATCTCCGATTGATACTCCACTTCTTGCTGTAATCAGACCAATTGAATCGATATTAGTTACATCATCATATGTCAGTGTGCCACCAACTGTGACATTTGCGGCAGTTAGATCACCACTTAAAACAAGACCATATCCAGTTGCACCAATACCTAAATTTGCTGCATTTGTTGCAGTTCCACTAAATGTGATAGCAGTAATGATACCAGTGGCACCATCACCTGTAATCGCAGCACCAACATAACCAGCTAATTTTGTGGCGTTTGATATTGCCATTTTACAACTTTTTTAGTTATTTATCATATTCTTATCGTGCTTGATCCCAAGCGCAATGTGCTCGATATCCGTCAGCAAGAACATAGTGGAAGAAAATCTGATGATAATAGTATTCCTTCTCCTTTCTTCTGAGAAGAATATCTCTCTTTCTTCGCCTTGGTGTCGGCATTGCATCACGCCAGTGTGGGCGTTCGCAACCTTTATACACCATACCATCACCCGGTCTAAGAATCACCGTGCGATTCTCACCAGGAATAAGAACAGATGTTCTCGTTTCATCGGTATAAGTGTCAGGAGTTTTAATCCAAATCGGCCAATCAGCATCTTCACCTTCTAAATTAGTGCTGACATGAACAGTTACTGAGATCTCACATGCATCACGATCAGCATGCCTTGTTAGTTCTTGTCCAGGATTATAAAAGCGATCATAGTAATAAGTATTGTACAACTTACGACCAATAATCTCTTCTAGTTTGAGACGAATACCGGTGTGGATGTCACGGTACTGTGGATACCAATATCGAGAGGTAGAACCATCTACCTGTCCCTCAGCGGGTTGATAGGTGAAGTGTTCGGGGTTCTCGTCCCAATAGTTATACAGTCCTGTTTTTTCTGGAAGAGGGCAATAAAGTTCCATGGGATTCCAAAGATCTTTAACTACCAAATATCCATTCTTTTCAAAACTATCATTGCGAGTCCAAGCAGTTCCTGTATTTTTCGTTTCTTGGATTTTAACATCCAATTCTGTCATTCCTTCTGGCATTTTTACCTCACTTCCAACGGGGTCCAACAACCCAACCAACAATGGATTTACGAGTTCCCTTAGTTACTTTCAAAACTCGATGTTGAGTGCGAGAGTCAAACAAAACAATCGTTCCACGTTGACGAGGAACAATATATGGGTTGCCTCCTTCATCTAACAACTGAACGTTTCCACCCTCATAATCATCAGGGTGAGAAAGTTGCATTGCAAAAGACAATTTACGAACCGTTTCACAGTTTTCATTGATGAAATCTTGAACACTTTCGTTATTGTTGCCTCTATTACCCACACTCATTGGTTTATAGTGCGTTGACAACCCAGAATCATTATGCCATCCGTAGAATTGACCTTCTTCATAACGAGTATATTGAAGACTTTCTCCATCAATATTTCTCAGATCATACAGAAAGTTCTCACGATTTGCTCGCATAACATAGTGCCACAGAAAACCTGCTACCCAATGTGCCGTGGGAATCCAGGTATTTTGTGAATTTCTCTTATCTTTGTTCAGTGCATCCCCATGCAATCGGGAATCTGCCATTTGTGGATCGAAATTCTTTGTCAGATCTCTTTCGATGATGTCTACAATATCTTCTGGTAGGTCGGTATAATGCCAGACCGATTGAAATGCCATATACTTATAATGTATTCAGTGTAATTATATATCAAGTTTGGAAATAATTCAACTCTTAGTGAATTGAAATACAATAGACAGTCTACCACAATCATTCATTAGAAAATTGGGAGGGATTGCTCTATGAGGTATGTCTCCATCAAATACAACTGCTCTGCCAGGTTTTGGTTTTACCAAACCATGATTTTTAAATATGGTTCCAGATCCCCAATACCATTTCCATGTTGGATTTCCATATATCAAAACTGATTTGCCATCAAAGTCAACATGATATTCGGATCCATCACCAGGTTTTACACAGTTAAAGTAAATTGTCCTAAGAACATCTGTCTCAGGGACAAATTCTTGTATTCTTTGATAGATTCTTTTGAATTCATTGGTGGATAATAGATCTGATAAATCAGATCTACACTCATAAACTTTGACAAAATATTTTTTTTTATTTTTACTCTCAGCGTAATCTTTCGCAAGATGCCATGGACATCTAGAATTGGTGAAAGCCTCATAAATCGTTTCTAAATCAGACTGTTCTACAAAATTATCAATAACCTCTATCATTTTAGTAACACTCCAATTCCATAACCAAAGACATTCTGGGTTCCTCCCCTTTATATGGAATTACTTCATGATTCAAGTATCCAGGAAAAATAATTATATCATTCATCACTGGTTTATAATCAAAGAGTTCTTTTTCATTGTCATCATAAAAGATAATATTTCCTTCTTTGCTCTCTGACTCTATCGGAGGGACGTAAAGGTAGAAAACTGCAACAATTGTTTTTGACTTGTGATTATGTATACCTTCATTACATTGAAAATCTTTATCACTATGGAACAACCAACAATTTCTACCGCTTTTAGGATGAATTTCAAATTTTAAGTGTTTTTTGGCAAGTTCAACGAAACATGAAAATAGTCTATCATAAAGTGGAAAATGCTCATATTGATTTATTTTAATGGTTGGGAAATGCTTCCTCGGTTCAACCTTTTCAATTCTCTGTTCATGTTGAGCAATACAATCTCTAATCAAAGTTGTTGAGTGATCGATTGGAATATGGATCGGTGCGTTAATGAAATATGCATCAAAATCGTCATCTGACTTTATATAATAAAACTCTTTTGAAGTGTCAGTCATGAGATGTAGAAATTGAAAGTGATCACTGTTTTAGCAAATTTTGTTTTTGGTCCAATATGAGGTAGAGCTGGATCAAAGAAGATAACATCACCCTCCTCAATGGTAGGTCTGTAACCAATTTTCTCATTAGGATGAAAAAATACTATACCATCTTCTGGATCATATAGTTCTAAAAAATATGTTCCACTAAAAATAGTGTTGTTTTTTGAACTCCCCGATAGATGATTATGTAAGAAAGTTTGATCTACACCATTTGGTTCATACTGAAAATAAAAAAATGTGCAATTGTCTACTTTACTTTTTTTGATAAACGGTTCTGATATCCGATACAAGTTTGGTAGAAAAATATCAGAGTATGTTCTCCTCTCTTCTCTTGGAAGAGTAAAATCCTCTTTGGTTAATTTATGAAAACAACCCTCTCCTGATCTCATTTTAGATAATTCATCTAAAATAAGTTGTTTATTTTTATTGTGATTTGGAAATTTTGTTTTATAACAATATGTTGGAATTTCAAAAAGGTCGTATCCATCATATGGTGATTTTATGGGATTGACATTTTTTATTTCATCTAAAAATGTCTCATCCTTTGTTACCCAAGGATCATGCATTATTCGTGTTCATAGTCACTTAAATTAAAATTAATCACACATCTAGTATCATAATTTGTAGGTGCAGTGCTTGCATGATAAGTATTACCATCAAACACTAAACAACGACCCCTTTTGGGCATAACTTCATCAGTCAGGATATACTTACCGTCTTCCTTCTTGAAAAATTTTGTAGGTCCGTCAGAGTCTTTCACATAGTATATCATAACCATGTGAGGTCTGTCATAATCCATGTGTGGAGGATGATTCTTTTCTTGCAATGACAACAAAAGATTGGCCTTCATTCTAATTATGTACTTTGGCAAAGAGAGTTTTTCAATAAGATTTTCCCATTCCAAATGTGCCATGACATAATTCAGGACAGGAGATCTAAATGTATTTTCTTTATCGTCAGCGTCTATAAAAGAATGAACTAACTGAGGAGTATCAGGATAGTCAGGTGCTGGATGATATTCAAGAGGAACATCATCACCAATGGTGCTAGAAATTAACACCCAAACAAAACTCTCATCCAAAAATAGTTTTTCAAGAGTTATTTGATTTTGTTCACTAATTACGTCATCAAAAATTTTCATTATGTGATCTAAATTTTAATAAACCCTAATGACTACACTTCCTGGTCTTCCAGGACCGTGGCCGCTGTTACCAGGTGGGTTTGATCCATTGCCACCGCAACCAGATCCATTATCACCTGGTGATCCTCTATTAACACCTCTTCCGAATTCGTTAGCTGGAATGTAGGGAGACATAGGATTGCCGCCGTACATTGCGTTAGGCATCGTAAATCCCGAAGATCCACCTGTGTAACCATTGGAAGGGCTGCCATAACCATAAGTGATACTATCGGCAGGTTGTCCAAAAGGTGATGGATCAATGTCTTGATATCCGATTCCAGGATTCCTGGCGTAATCGCTATAACCACCACCAGATCCGCCAGGTCGTCCGTGTTGACCCCGAGGACCACCAGGACCACCACCAATTGCAAGTAGATAAAGAGGTTGTGGTGATGCACCAAAGGAAGAATTACCGCCGGTTGGTCCCGCAGTCACAGGGTAGGTTACTCCCGATTCGATACTCGTAAAATTGGGATAGAATACAACACCACCGCCACCGCCGCCACCAGAAGTTCCTAAATCACCAGCGGTTCCACCATTACCACCACCAGCACATAGAAAAATGTCCAGAATAGCTCCAATTGCCGATTCCGATCCAATATCTCTGGATCTTTCAGTTTTATATTGAATGTTAGCTGGTTCTAAGGCTCCTGCATCTACTCTAAAATTGCCAGGGTTGGGTCCTACTATGGTATAATTTGTACCAGATTCAGGGCTAGAAGAGGGTGTAAATCCAGGTGCCGTGACTGACGCTGCGGTGGTGATGGACATCCCCGCTCCAACTTTTCTGAGTTTTTTAAGTGATCTATTGAAAAGAAATCCCACCTTTAATTACCTCCTATTTTGCTGGTTCAGTTGGCCAAGAAGAATGATTGGGATCTGATAACATTGCAACTCTGTCAAGACTAGAATTAGATGGTAAGTCTCTTAACGCTTGACGATAAGTTGCCCATTCAGTTTTCTTACTGTTAGACAACTGAGAATCACTTACCTGGGTCCAATCGCATCCATCCAATCTATCATTTCTCGCTCTTCTGAGCAGATCTGCCAATTCCTCAGAAGTCGCTGTCTTAGGTCCTGGCCTATCTTTAATCAAATATTTCAGTTGACTGCTGCTCCACTCCCAATACTGAGTGGCATCATCGAAGTCTACATCTACAACAGGTTGATTATATGGTCCCGTGAGATTGCAAGCAGCAAGATCATCGGCAGTCCACGTAGACTCATCCGTCTTTGTCAACCCACTAGGGAGTCTCAGTCTGTCGATTGGTGCAGGGAGTTGTCTATTATGAGAGTAGAGAGACATTGTTCTTTTGCTTAAAGGTAATTTTTATCGCTTATGCGCTTTCAATTTGCTCGTAAGAACAAATCACATCCAAGTCACCACCAGCAGATGCTGTGACGACAATAGAACGATCCTCTTCCAGATAAATCGCAGATGCTTTATCAATAACAACCAGAGTGGAGTCTGCTGCGACTGATAAGGTATGACCCAGCTTGTGTGCAGTACCAGCACCATCATCCTGGTCATTCAGCGAGACGGTGATGTCAGCAGCCGAACTACCATCGTCGTTGGCGACTAGGATCGTATTGATTTTGTATACATAACCACTGCCAGCAGCGTTACTGACAAGAGTGGTAGCAGCAGTGTCACCTAAACTACGCATCGTAGTGATGCCAATGATTGTAGTTACGCCGACAATATTTGGAGCAGCCATGATAGTTTATTAAATGAACGAAATGGGTTTCTTAGATTTATTTATAACAAATTATTGGACAGATGTCAACGTTGGAGTGGTGGATCTCCAAGAACTAATCTTAGAGCATAAATTTTTCCCTTAGAAGGAACTTGTAAGTTGAGTAGAGCACTACCATCACCAACAAAAGATGAAGCAGTTACAATTCCACTAACAGTAACACCACCGTTGATACTTAAAATTTGTCCAGATGGAACTACGGCACCTTTCAGAAATTCAGGTCCCCCATCATTATTTCTATTTACAATAGAATTAACTCTAATATTTGACATGGTTTTAACTAATGTATGTTAGTGCAACTACGTTACTTAACTGAATGACAGGAAGACCCGACAAAGCAGTTCCGTCACCAACGAATGATGATGCAGTTAGAATACCACTTAGGGATAGACCACCCTGAGCAGTAACAACACTGCCTGATATGCAAGTTGCTCCAAACCCAAAGGTTACGGGACCATCTTCTAGGCTCTTAATGGTATCAACTTGAATTTGAGAAGGTTGTACTGGCATGATTTTAACTTACTAAGTAAATGATTGCGACTGCGTTGCCCCCAGAAGGTCCAGTCAATCCGGTAATTCCCGCTCCTACACCTTCAAACTTTGTAGCAGTAACTACGCCAGTGGCAGTGCTTACTTGAATTACATTATTTCCATCCACATCAGTGATTGGATTTTCAACGGCGATGGTTAGACCCTTTGTAAACTCAATTGCCCCATCATCTTGTCTATTGGTGATTTTGTTTACTCTTAATATTGACATTTCGTAATACCTCAGATAACAACGTAAGAAACGCCAGAACCAACGGCGATTGTTGCACCAACACCGACAGTGATAGGTCCAACTTGCATATAGTTATATTCTGTATTATCAAACGTGATTGAAGATGTCACGGTATCTTTATTGGAATACGCCGTTGCCGACATAATACCAGTATTCAACTGAGAACCGGAGAGATCCAGAGAATCACCCGATGGCAGTTCTTGAATCTGTTCAGTGCTTGTATTAAAAATTAGCGGGACTCTATCAGCCATGATGGTACTACTTTGTTGTTATTTATTAGAATCGGATGGTTCCTACACCACTGGGATCAGTGGTTGTGCGAAGACCAATCGTTGCAATGCCAGATGTTACATTTATATTTTGAACACCTGCGCGAGTGCCAATAGTAAATGTTTTGTTGATAGTAACAACAGCGGTTTTTGCACCACCAACATCACCAGTTCCAAGTGCAGTAACTGCCGCACCAATAAAGTTAAAGTGCGTAAATCCAGCACCAGTTAAGGAGTCAAAAGTATTGGATGAGACACCAATTGCTCCACCACCTTCGATAGAAACGTCAACCGTGCTGCCACGAACAAGGAAAGTATTTCCAGCACCAATAAAGTTGAGTGTTTGAACACCACCAGGGTTGGCGATTACCTCACCGGCAGAGGAAACACCAACACTTTCGATAGAAACGTCAACCGTGTTGCCACGAGCACGGAAAGTATTTCCGGCACCAATAAAGTTGAGTGTTTGGACACCTGTGTTAACGATCGTCGTTCCAGCAGAACTAACACCAATATTAGATGCGCCAATGGTAAATGCCTTATAGGCAACCATTTCAACAACATCACCAGTGGTTGCATTGGTGATAAAGTTAACAACTCTTCCATCAGTAGCAGTATAGTCTACTGCATCTTGAAGTTTAACGCCATTCAAATATACATCAAAATAACCTGGTGTATATCCAGAGGCAAATGTAACGATACCTACACTTCCAGTCGCATTTAGATACTGTCTAGCAACTATTACGGGACTAGCATCTGGTTGGTTACCAATGTATCCGAACTTTGCCATATCAACTTACTCCTCTGAGGAAACTGAACGCTACGTCAACACCGGCATTTGCATCAACTGCAACAGATAACGTACTTCCAATACCAACAACCAATTTACCTGCATCAGATAAAACTAAACTAGAACCAGCTGGAATTGGTGCTTCATGTACAATATTAATGTGCTCATTATCATGCTGAGAAAGGATTACGGATGCCTTTACCTGTCCAGTTGTATTATTGGCGAGCGTACCGGCAACCAAAATAGTTTTCTCAGTTGGTGTATCGATGGCAGTCACAGTGTGGAAACCAATCGATTGATTTGTTGCAGCAGAAGCATTCAAAGACGTTGAATCCACCGTAATAGATCCACCGATACCAAAGTTTGATGCTACGTTAACTGCGGTAACACGAGTTCCACCAACAAAATTTCCCGTATCAACAATAGCACCAACAGCAACGTTAAACGTTGAGATATTGGTAATCCTGTCGGTAGCAACACCGATGACACCAGTGAGAACCGATGAGGTCACTCCTACTCTTCTTTGTGATTTATTAGAAAATGATTCCGCCATTAGTTTTGGTCCTTTATTATAGTTATAATGTTAAGCGCCTAGTGCGATAGCGAGACCCAATGAAATACCACCAGAGGCAATATTGACTGTGGTAATTCCCGATACACCATCACTGGATTCAACTGTAATTGTGTTGTTTGATCCAGAGAAGTTAATTGTTGATGTTGCTGTGCTGACAACAGTACCGGCAGATTGAACGCCGATAGCAATACCAGTACCAGAGAAACTACCACTAAAAGAGGTTGCTGTAACAACACCAGTAACGTTAAGACCACCTTGATTAGGAACAACAGCGTCAAAACTGGTCAGTGACTTACCAGATCCAACAGCGACGACTCCACCAACTGCACCCAGAGTTGAGACATTTGTGATATTAGAAAATGTCGTAATTCCAGATACTTTAAAATTTCCAATTACGGAGGTTAGACCTACGAAAGTTGAAAATCCAGTGACATTGACGTTTCCGTCAAGGTTTACATTGTTTTCAAAAGTGGAAACACCAACAAATCTGGTGTTTGATAATGAAGATATCCCTAATACATTGAGTTCATTGGTTAGAGTAGTAAAACCAAGAACCGAAAGATCATCATTGACTGTGACTTGGGGAAGCGTAGAGTAACCAGTAACTCTTAAAAGAGAACTAGTTACATCCGTTGCCGCAATGGCACCTGTTACGTCAAGTTCGACTGTGGGTAGTGTGCTACCAATACCAACCTTGC